TGAGATTACCTACTGCCTTATGATTCCAGGCTGATTCTTTTCCGTACAATATAGATACACATTTGTACAAATCATTAGTTAATTGTCCTTGAGCATATTGTTTAGATGATATGTATTTTATTGGTGCGTTTGTCGCACTTGCTGCTGATACGAAGCAGAAGCATAAAGCTCCCCCGATAACGATTGCTACCGAGCGAACTAACCGCTTAACGGTTCGCTCTGAGCACCTGGTGTGCTCTAGCCCTCTGAGTGTAATGCGTGAGTCAAGTTTCTTAAGCATGGCTTCCTAACTAATCTCATTATATGGACAGTGATTTAGGTCACATCTATATGCGCTTCCTCATCTGGGCATGTTGATCCGTAGAAGCATGGGCAATCTTCATCGTTGATTCTTGTCATTTGTATAGAATCCTTTCCCTTTGAATACTAAGCCAGGTGCAGAATAGATTCGATTAGCTTGTGCGCCACAGCTAGTACATCGAACTAAATCATGATCCATAGATAGTTCTAACTCCATTTGTGTATTGCAAATTGGACAGCGATATTCATACATCGGCATTAACGGCTTCTTCTTTACCACAGGCTTTGCACTCCCAATGTTTAACTTTCCAATTACCACAATCAGTACATCTGACTAAGGTTTTCTCCCAGTCAATATCTGCTGGAATCTTTGTGTAGCCTGCCTTGCGTAATAACTGCACCAAATCGACTAATGACAACATACAGACGAACTCACCGACTGATGCTTCCCCTTGACCATTAAGTCTGAAACACGCAAATCCAAGCTTCCCCGATTTGTCTGTGCGTGCCTTGATCTGGCGTAGTGTCCCTTTGATGTCAAGTGAGTTACGAGCCTTAATCTCGATGTCGAACGGAACATTGAGAATGTCCTCGCCTTGACCGCGACCGACACTAGCCGCATGCCACCATTGCTGCAAGTACATGGCGACAATGCGTTCGGTCGCATAACCTCTATGCTTCCGGTGCTGGCTCGGCATCTGCTTCTTTCGATGACTTCAATGCAATATGGCTAACTGCATGACATTTCATGCAAGTAAGGAAAACCTCATCATTAGCCTCTGGAGTAATAGCCACAGGTTCATTGCATAGATCGCAATAGATAACAATGTCCTGCGGCTCTGGGAACTGTTCTCCCAAGATTGTGGCTGTGCCATTATCAAAGATTACCATTTCAGCCATAGTTATGCCCTTACCTTCTGTGGTCGCCATGATCCATCCGGTGCTATTTCATACCAGATAACATCTTCGCCTTTAGGGCAACGATTCATCTCACCAGTTGCTGCTGCGATGCATTTGAAATGACCCCATGCCTTATTAGCCTTAGTCATTCCATGCGCCCAATGCATTTCACCATGTGGACAACGTGGAACGTCCTTGTCGGTTGTACCGCCTATAATGTCCTTCACAGTTGCCACAGCTTCTTCTGCTGTTATTGGCATTGGAACAGTCTTGATCGTCCAGGCATCATCTTCCTTCACGACAGGGATATATCTTTCGGGTTTAGGTTCTGCGAGTTTCGCTCTCGCCATGTCTTGAACTGTTGGTTTATGGGTTGTTTCGAGTACGAGAGATAATGCTCTTCCAACCGCTGACGTGACAGTATCTTCAACGTAAAACTTACGCATCGAAGCATTAAACGTACTTGCATCTCCAAAAGCGTAATCGACAGCAGCAGGAAGCGTATCTTCATGCTCTCTATAAATCTGAGCCGATACAAGGATATGACCCTTCTCAGCATTGAATTGAATAACATCGGTAACGATTCTCCCTACTGGATAAGCGACTTGGAAACGGCGGATGCGAGAGTTCACATCTTCATAGTTAGATAGATCAAACATATAGTTCGTCCTCTTCTGTTTGTAGTTGTACTGCTATTGCCAGATACGCTATTGCATCGATGTAAGAATCTGTGTGACTTGGCGATTCTGTAATCCTGGCGAGTTTAACTTCGACCATTGCAAGTGCAGCTTGACAGTCTGTGATCGGGTAATCGAGTAGACAGGATAACCTTGCAGCGATCCGACCTTGATTGATTGAAGGATGACCGTAGACCTTGCCACGATCTTGCATGATGTCGATTGCATTGATGAGTGCCTCAGTTGCTTTCATCTACTCTTTCCAAAACTCTTGGCGAGAGATTGAGCGACCACGGGTATAACCTTCACGGACACCATCTTTGTGACCTGTCCAGTACCACACAAAGCTAGTAGAGAACATAACACCGATGATTCCTATGATTTGTAATGATTTCATTTAGCCCTTTCTTGTCCTGTATTTCAGGAACAGGGAAAGTGTTACACAGCTAGTTGGATTTATTGAGTTGATTTTGATAACGAAATGGTAACAATTCTGAGTCATCCATTTGCGTATCTGTATCCCGTAGGATGTCGTTATCTAGGTCGTCCATAACGTTTGCCTGACACAATGAATGTGCCGTCCTTTTCTAGGTTTATGAGGCTGACCTGCACGTTTGTACCAATTTCCTCAATAATGATGAAGGCTTGTTGCCAATTCATAGTGCCTTTAGTGTAATGAGCCTGACGGACATCCATAAGGTGTCCACCTTCCCATCCACGCAGGATACGGCCTACCTTGCCCCCAGAAGCCTCTGTGAAGGCCGATTGACCTGCTCTATGAGTGTGTCCACATATAACACTAATACCGTGTCTACGAGCCGCTTCTAGGGCTGTGAGACCAGGTGTAGGTTTGACGCTTCCCTCATCGCCATGAACCGCCACAATGCCCTTAGCAATGGCGTAAGGCTTCTTGTGGTATGTAATTCCTAGTTCATCAAGCTTCATAAACTTCTCGAAGCGCAACTCCGGTAATGCTAAGAATGCAGGAATCTTCTTCATCGTTACATTGTAAAGTCTATCTGTGTGATTGCTACGGATCATGTGAGCTTCTTTAGCATGCTCGACTAATGACCAGAGAACCTCTACTGCTTCATCTCTATCAGCAGCTAGTGTCTGCTCGTACCACCCTGGCGTGTTCTCTGTCCATCGGGATATTTGTGGGAGATCGATTTCATCTCCAAGTGTAACGACAGAATCGGGGCGGTAAGTCTTAATAAAACTTGCAACATTTTTAACAGCTACTGGATCGTGATAGGGAACTTGTAAGTCTGGAACTACTACAGTTCTTTTCATTCATCCTCATCGTCATACCAGTCTGGCTCTGGGATATTTGGGTTAATAGGCGATGGAAGTATCCATTCAGGATAAGCCTGGCGTTCAACAATAATGGCAAGTGCCAAATCAACTTCAAAGCCTGCTCTACGCAACGAGCGATACATTTCATGTACGCCGATAGCCCACGCATCTAACTTGGAATAGCCTTCATCCACAAGCTTCTTAGTTGCTTTTCTTGCCATGAGATAAGTGTCACCTCTCCAGAAGAGTTATTATTGTTTCGACACGCCCTTCAAGTCGATTCAATCTATCGTTCATCGATGAACCGCCATTAGGTTTTAGTTCATTTAAGTAATGCTTTACTAGCCAGCGGATTGATCCAACAAAGCCAGTAACGATTGAGATGGTTGCAACTGCAAGAGCCGCCCAGTTAAGGGCAGTCATTACTTTTGAATGCCCATGCTCGGATCATTGGGGTTTAACCAACGAATTACTGGTGGCAAGCATGATGAAAGTCCGGCAGCGATTAACGCCTTTGGCTCAGTCACACCAGCTGCTGCTAATGAGAGAACTGCTACTAAGAATGCTCTAGCCCATGAGCCTGCTGCGACCTGTAAATCTTTCATTTATATCTCCTAGTTTATATTCGCGTAAAGCATCATTGTGGCTGTGCCACTTGATGTAACTCCATATAGAGCTTCATTATCTGATAACTGCACAGTCAACTTATCGCCATTATCCATTTTATAACCGGTCAAAGTTGATACCGCGCTTGCACCAATGTAAATAATTCCAGATGATGAATGAAGACTTACTACTTGATCAGCTCTATTAGCAGCCAATAAAAGTGTCGGTGCTGTAGTTACTGTTACTTGGGTTGTATATGGCATTACTTTGCTCCTAGCATCGGGATGTCGAACCAACTACCATTTGAATCGCCCTCTTTAGTAAAGCTAATATGGATGTGATGATCGTGGCGGTTAATCCCATCGTAAGGACGCCAACTCCAAGATTTCTTAGCGGAAGCGATTTTGCCTGCATAGATGACGTAAGCAATTCGCTTCTCACCTGATTTGGCGCATAGACGTATTTGGTCGGCAAGATAAGCACCTGTGCTGGGGCGTGTGTCGAAATCCTTATCCACATCAATAGCCCTGACGTGGCCGTTAAGCGGATCGGGATTGTGGTCACTCGGACGACTGGCGTGTGCGACATCGCCTATCCAGCCATCTGACTTACGATCCCTATCTGGGAACGAATCATCAATCTGTTCACGAAGCTGCTGTCCAGCCTTACAAAGAAGTGGCTTCATTTGGCACAATCCATTGACATGTATCTTCATCAAAGCCGATTGCATTTGATGGTTCTGGATCAATAAAAGCATCTCTTGCAGAGTCATAAGTCATTCCAACACCCGCATAATTCTTGCGAATTTTTCCATTGTAGGAAGTGCGTTTGCAGACTTGACCACGAAAGTTTCCATACCAAGTTTCAGTATTTAAACCTTCAATAAGTTCTGTTTCATCAATGCCAGTAATAACTTCTGTGACAATGTTGTTGTTATCTAAAAATGCGTAATGTGCCATTATGACCAACTCACATTTCCTGTGCCAGCAGTTACGGTTGTAACTTTATATCCTCCACTTGTGGCTGTTGTTCCAGTTAATCCAGCACCAATAGTAATTGTTAATGAAGTTGAATATCTAAGAATAACAACACCTGAACCGCCCGAACCAGCAGTTCCCGAAAGAACCGAACCGCCACCACCGCCTCTGTTTGTAGTTCCACTTCCACCTGAACCGCCGCCACCTGAACCAGCTGCGCCCAAAGGATTTCCGTAGCCACCGCCACCGCCTGCATAAGTTACAGATGTACCTGTTATAGATGTCGCTACACCCGAACCTCCAGCGCCACCGACTAATGCCACGCGATCACCGCCAATAGTACTAGCGCCACCACCGCCTGAACCTGTATTAGCATCTGAAGTTGTACCACCTGCAAAACCTTGATTAGCAGTTCCACTGCCAGGGGTACGACCAGCGCCGCCGTTGTGAGCACCGCCGCCAGAGCCACCAGTAACTCCATTGTTGTAGGCTCCGCTACCGCCACCTGCACCGCCACCACCACCGCCTGTTGATGTGATTGTAGAAAATACACTATTACTACCACTATCACCTTGATTTGTAGTTGAGATGGATTTACCAGCACCACCGCCGCCTACTGTAACTGTGTAATTAGTCGCGGGAAGAACAGTCAATGGACTTTCTAATGTGCCACCTCCGCCAGTTGCTGTAACTGTGCAGCGTAAACCACCTGCACCGCCGCCACCGATAGTTGCACCGCCGCCACCAGCCACAACTAAGTAATCAATAAAAATTGGAGTTATGCCAGATGGTATTGAAACTACATTGTTTAACATTATCCAATAGCCCCAATAACATACCAAGTATCTGTTGCTGTTTTAATGCAAGAAGCAGATTTATATTGTGAAAGAGTAGGTGATGCTGCTGTTGCACCGCTTGAAAGAATTGTCGTTGTTCCTGATGTAACTGCCGAAATTGTACAAGTTCCTGCTCCGATATTCAAAACTGTTATTACAGTGCCAATTGGATGAGCAACACTGGCGTTTGTTGGAATTTTAATTGCGTTTGCAGAAGCATTGCTTTGTGTAATTAACACTTGATAAGAGTCAGTTAAAACTGTTGTGTAAGTTGTACCTGTTTGCGCGTTCAAGGTAAATGTCACCAAGCCATTGAACATTGCGCTGGTAAGAACATCACCAGTTGCTGCTGGGAATCCAGATGCCATTATATCTCCTTAGTAAGAAAGCACATTTACACCCAGTACGCCGTACAGGGCTGTGCCTATTATAAACCCATCGATGATAGAATCTAGGGTGGTTAGGGTTGTTTTCCATGAATTTGGGGTCACATCGTGGGCAACACCAAATACCTGAAAAGTCTTGGATAACGTTGAATTTCCAGTCACAGCTGGTTGGGTTGTAGTAATTGATACTGGATCAAAGAAATCAAGGTTGAGAGCAGCTGTAATGCCAGCATCATAATTATTGGTGTATAAATCAAGCACAATCGCATCACAACGAATACTTGTTTCTGCTCTAGATGCTACATAAGCCTGAGCGTAATTAAGAGCTACAGCATCAGTTTCCATAAGTAGATTTTGTTGATTATAAGAATGAAGAAAATACTTTGTAACAGACGCAGCATTAGCAGTTGATTGGGTCGTTCCACCTGATCGAGTGACTTGCGCTGAATTGTAGACAAGAACATCATTAAGAACCCATACGGCATTGAAATATCCAATAGCCGTTCCATCATCCTTAAAGACAATAGGGGTGGCATTTACGCTGCTAGTAGTAAAGGCTCTATCTTGAAATGTGAAATTACCCAAAGCATCAACATACAGACTTCCATATTCTGACGTTTCTACCACCTGCATGGCATCTAAAGCTGTTCTAGCGGTACCAGGATCAACCTGCATTGTTGTCTGCCCAGCATCAATATCACGCATAGATGTAGGCCAAGATATAGAATCCAGCAACTTGCCAATTCTTGCACCAGATAACTGACCAGCAGTAGCGCCTGTAACTGTTGAAATCTGAGCATTTTGTGCAAGTCTAAAAGCATCTACAGCTGTGATGGTTGTATAAACTATATCGCCTGTGAACTTTGGTGTATTTGTTATATATCCTGTTATGAAACCTGAAAAAATTGGATAAGTTGTTGCACCATAAGTAGCAGTTATTTGTACTTTGCGCATTGGATCAAGATAGCCATAATAAGGACTAGTTGTATTTTGTGGATTAAAATCACCATTTTGATCGACAATTCGTAAAGATAATTGACCTGTCTGAAACTTATCTGATTGTGCATCTCTGCCGCGTTTTGTGCTGACTCTATCTACTTGACTTGATACATCAACTACAAGGCCTGCTGAATCGGCAAAGACATTTGTATCAAGATGACCAATATCAAAGAGCATTGCCTGAGCATTAGATGGCCCAGTTGAAAAGTTTATTGTGCAATTGATTGTTGGAACTGTCACTAGATAGCACCAGCGTAAGTTGTTGAACTTCCAAATCTATTGAGGTCTTGTATTGCCCCTTGAACTACTGATGCAATTTGTTGATCGCCTATTCCTGTAGCGTTGATGATGTAAGTGGGAGATGAAGTTCCACCACGAGCAGCAGCAGTTCTAGCAGCATCCATTGCATTGCCAAAATTGTAAGAATTTAATGCTTCCCCTGCACCGGCTAATGATCGAGCCGCATCCATAGAATTTGAATTTGTTAAACCAGATGGTATTGCAGAATTGTTAGAAATGGCAGTATTAGGAATA